ATGTATATAAGATAATGGCTTCTGCGATATATAACAGGCCAGTGGAGGATATAACAAGTGAGCAACGTTTCGTAGGCAAAACAACAATATTGGGTTGTGGTTATTCGATGGGGGCAATGAAATTTAGTATCCAATTAAAAACTTTCGGGAAAAATTTAGGTGCTGAAGAATGTAAAAAAATAATACACACTTATAGAAAAGTGTACCCACACATCCCAAAATTTTGGAAACAGGCGCAGCTAGGGTTAGAAGCTATAATTAAAGGTAAATATATAGAAGTATCAAAGCAAACTCAGGCTTTAAGCATTATACCAAATTTAGGGTTTTATTTACCTAATGGATTACTGCTAAAGTACCCCGACTTGAAAAAACAACAAGATGTTGCAGGACAGACTTTTTTTTCTTACAAGAGCAGAAAAGACCGAATAAACATCTACGGTGGCAAAGTGGTTGAGAATATTTGTCAAGCAGTGGCAAGGTGTGTTATTGGAGAGCAGATGTTAAGAATTGCTAAAAAATATAAGGTTGTTTTAACGGTGCATGACGCAGTGGCTTGTATTGCAAAAAGAGAAGAAGCAGAAGCAGCTAAAGAATACGTAACAAAGTGTATGACTTGGAGACCAAGTTGGTGTTCAGACTTACCTTTAAATTGTGAAACAGAAGTTGGTGATACCTATGGTTAGGTGGTCTTATTCTTCTCTTTCTTTGTTCCAACAATGCCCTAGGAAATATTATAGGTTGCGAGTAAAGAAAGACATACCGCAAGAAGAAAGTCAAGCAATGTTTTATGGGAAAGAAGCGCACAAGGCAGCAGAGAATTATATACGAGAAGATGCAGCTATTCCTCCTCAGTTTAGTTATTTAGAACCTTATCTAAATGTTTTAAAAAAATTAGAGGGAGAAAAACTTTGTGAATATGAAATGGGGTTAACAAAAGAATTAGAGCCTTGTAGTTTTAAAGATAAATATGTTTGGTGGCGGGGCATTGCAGATTTGATTGTAAACAATAAAAGTAGTGCATATGTGGTGGATTATAAAACTGGGAAAAATGCACGTTACGCTGATACTAAACAATTAGATTTATTAAGTTTAGCTACGTTTAAGCATTTTCCAAAAATACAAAAAATAAAGGCGGGTTTGTTGTTTGTGGTAGCAAAAAATTTAATTAAAAAAAACTACACTAGACCACAAATTTCAGAAATATGGGGTAAGTTTTCTACAGAAACCGAGCGTTTAGAAAAAGCTTATAAGTTTGATGTTTGGAACCCCAAGCAAAACTTTACATGTAAAAATTATTGTCCAGTCACAGATTGTGAACACAACGGTAGGGGGTAACAATGACTGTTAAGTGGGAAAAATTCGGTAATAAACAAAAGACCCAAGAAATTAAAGAAGATATTTTACAAACTTTTATTAATTGTCCAACTAAGCTTGCTTACACGACTCAAAATTTTGCTGAAAAATATAAAGCTAATGAGGTGCATGTTAGAAGACTGTTAACTGAATTGGCTGAGGAAAAAAAACTACATATTATAAAAGTTAACAGCAACCAATTTTATTATTGTTTAAGAACTTGGGGCAGTAAACAAACTTGTTATAGAAGAATTGAAAAACATTTTACGAAAGCCGTTGATGTTCGTTTTAACAATGACATTGACCCGTCGATAATGTCTTGGCATAGAGTAAAAAATGGTTGAAAAAGATATGGTAAATCACCCTGCACACTACACAAAAGGCGGTGTTGAAACTATAGACTTTATTAAAGCTAAATTTACGGGTTATGGTTTTAGAGCATATTTATTAGGTAATGTGGTTAAGTATATAAGTAGGGCGGATACAAAAGGTAACAAATTAGAGGATTTAAAAAAAGCACAGTGGTATTTAAATAAACTTATCAAAGAAGAAGAGGGTAGATCATGACACATTTGTTTACGTTTATATTGGGAGTAGTACTTTACTGGTTTGTGACAGGGTTTACAGAACGTGAAACAACAATTCAGTTAGCTGATGTTTGGAAACAAGCTTACCAAATAGGGAAAGATGACGGTTACATGCTTGGTAAGCACGAGTTTTCTTATACACAAACTCATGAATGGTTAGAGAGCAAATGTATGTTTTTATATGACGATGTTAAAAAGAGGGATAAAAAATGAAAGACACATATCAAATTAAATCGGGTAACTTTTTAAGCGATGAAACACTAAATATATCCAAACCTACGACACCTCCATCTGTACTTGTTGCTACACCCATGTATAGTGGACAATGCACAGGACAATATACAATCTCTATTATTAATACGATTAATGACTTAAGTGTTAACAATTGCGAAACTTATTTAGCGAACATCACAAATGAGTCATTAATCACTAGAGCGAGAAACGAACTTGTACGTATGTTCTTAGACGATTCAAAATGCACACACATCATGTTTATTGATGCAGATATGCAGTTTCCTGCAGAAGCAGTATATAAATTAGTAGAGCATGATGAAGATGTTGTAGCAGGGCTGTACCCTAAGAAAGTTATTAATTGGAAAGCATTACAAACTGCAGCTAATAACGGTATTGAAAATATAAAAAGTTTTGCAGGGGATTACGTGATTAACTTCCCACATGGTGTTAACACCATTCAGAAGAACAGTAAAGGTTTGGTAAAAGTTCGGCACGCAGGCACTGGGTTTATGTTAGTAAAAAGGAAAGTGTTTGAGAGACTTTCTAATCATGTACCTACCTACCGTACATCTACTAAAAAAGATAGCAAAGGGGATTTCTTAAAGCCGTTGACTAAACAGTTCTTTGATACAAGTATTGATGAGACGGGGGCATTGTTGTCTGAAGACTATCATTTTTGTGATCTCTGGAGCAAACATGGTGGAGAAGTTTTTGTAGATTTAGATGTTGAATTAAAACATGTTGGTACTCATGTATTTGAAGGCAACATAGCTGATTTTAATTTTTGATAGAGAGGAAAATAATGGACAGTTACAGTCAATTTATTGCGAAAAGTAGATACGCAAGGTATTTGTCAGATGAAAAAAGACGAGAAAGTTGGGATGAGTCTGTAGATAGATACCTTAAATTTATGGTAGAACATTTAGAAAAAGATTTTGGACATGTTGTAGACCCAATTACTTTAACAAAAGTAGAATCAGCTATTAAAAACCTAGATGTAATGCCTAGTATGCGAGCAATAATGACCGCAGGTAAAGCGTTAGAACGTGATAACACAGCAGGATACAACTGTTCTTATCTCCCAATTGATGACCCAAAAAGTTTTGATGAGGCGATGTATATTCTGTTATGTGGCACAGGCGTAGGGTTTAGTGTAGAGCACAAATATATCGACAAACTTCCTGAGATACCAGAAAAGATTTTTGAAAGCGAAACAACAATTGTTGTATCAGATAGTAAAGAAGGTTGGGCAAAAGCCCTTAGACAACTTATAGCGTTATTATATTCTGGCGAAGTACCGAAGTACGACCTTAAAAAAATTCGCCCGGCTGGGGCAAGATTAAAAACTTTTGGGGGTAGGGCAAGTGGACCAGAGCCATTGAAAGAATTGTTTGAGTTCACTATTTTTAAATTCAAACAAGCCAAAGGTAGAAAGCTGAGTTCCATAGATTGCCACGACATTATGTGTAAAGTTGGAGAAGTTGTAGTAGTAGGTGGTGTAAGAAGAAGTGCAATGATAAGTCTGAGTCAATTGGAAGACTCTAAAATGCGTGAGTGTAAATCTGGTGCTTGGTGGAATGGTAATGGACACCGTGCCCTAGCTAATAACTCAGCAGTATATGAAGAAAAACCTGATATGGGTCAGTTTATGGCAGAGTGGAGAAGTTTGTATGATTCTAAATCTGGCGAGCGTGGGATATTTAGTAGAGATGCTTCTAAACGTCAGGTGGCTAAAAACGGTAGACGAGATCCTAATTATGACTGGGGTACTAATCCGTGCAGTGAGATAATATTGAGAGGACCTAAGATTGACGAAAAAACTGGGGGATCAATAACAGGTTCTGGCGGGCAGTTTTGTAACCTCTCAGAGGTAGTGGTTCGTGAGAGTGATACGTTAGAAACGCTAAAAGAAAAAGTAGAAATTGCTACTATTCTTGGAACATGGCAGGCTACTTTAACTAAGTTTCCATACTTGAGAAAGGTGTGGCAAAAAAATACAGAAGAAGAGCGATTGTTAGGGGTAAGCCTAACGGGTATACTTGATAATAAATGGATGTCGGAGACTTCAGATGAGACCAAAGATAAACTTAAGATTCTTAGGGAGGTTGCTGTTACAACAAACTTGGACCTTGCCACTTCTCTTGGTATTAATCAATCTACCGCTATTACTTGCGTCAAACCTTCTGGCACTGTTAGTCAGCTTGTTAATTCTGCCAGTGGTATTCATCCGAGACATAGTAATTTTTATATTAGGCGTGTTCGGGGAGATAAGAAAGACCCCCTAACTGCTTTTTTAAAAGAGGCAAGAGTTCCTACAGAAGATTGTGTAATGAAGCCAGATTCAACATCAGTTTTTTCTTTTCCTATAAAAGCTCCAGAGGGCGCTAGAGTTAGAGAAGATCTTACAGCAACACAGCATTTAGAGTTATGGTTAATGTACCAACAGTGTTGGTGTGAGCATAAACCATCTGTAACTATTTCAGTTAAAGACGAAGATTGGATGGCTGTCGGGGCATGGGTTTGGAAGAATTTTGATGATATATCAGGAATATCTTTTTTACCTTACGATGGCGGAACGTATAGACAAGCACCATACGAAGAATGTACCAAAGAACTTTACGAAGATATGTTAGCAAAAATGCCCGAAGAGATTTTTTGGGACCGATTAATTGAAGAAGTAGATAATGTACAAGGCACTCAAGAACTTGCGTGCACTGCAGGAGGATGTGAGATATGAAAAAATTTAGCGATACGTATACTAACGGTGAAGCAATCGGCCACCATGATGGAGAGACAATAAAATATAGCAACAAGTCAATTACTTGGAATGAAATGTGTTGTCATCACTGCGGTGGGACAACGTTAAATTTCGGACATTTATCTTGGGGTAAATTAGAGTCTACTAAAAAAGATACTGTAAGTTGGGGGGTGGGCCCACAAGCATACGACATTTTGCATATAAAAGTATGGTGTTTTCAGTGTGGGATAGACAAGCCCTTTTTTGTTCAAATGCAGCAGTATAAAAACAATTTAAGGATAACTACAGTGCCTTACACTTTTGAAAAAACATTCGACGAAATACGTAGTGGAGTAGAAATTGAAAAATTAAAAGGAGAAAGAAATGGCATACATAAATAAACCGAGACCGTACAAGAAAGAGTATGTGCAGCAAAAAAACCGTAAAGAACAAGAAAGACGTAATGCTCGTGAACGTGCTAGATACGCCATGGATAAAACAGGCGTAGATAAAAACAAGAACGGTAAGGCCGACAAAAGAGAGGGTAAAGATATTGACCATAAAAAACCTTTATCTAAAGGCGGCACTAATAAAAAGAAAAATCTTAGAGTGGTTAAGGCTAGCACGAACAGATCATTCAAACGTAACTCAGATAGATCAGTAAAGAAGAACGCTTAATGGAAGTTATAGATAACAAAGCTTTATTAGTTAATACTAAATACCCAGACCGTATAACTAATTCGATTAACAAAAGTAAAATAATCGCTAATAGTTCGGAGCTTGCTAGAGTTCTTGTAAATTGGGGGTTTGAAGAGGCAAAAGCTCTAAAAGAACTTCGATTCAAGAATGTACCATCTCCTATGGAAAGAGATTATAAATGGGGCGGTCAGTTTAAACCGATGGACCATCAAAAAACAACAGCATCATTTTTATCCATAACCAAACGTGGGTTTTGCTTTAATGAACAAGGCACGGGTAAAACTGCATCTGCTATATGGGCTGCAGACTATTTAATGAGTATTGGGAAGGTGAAAAAGGTTTTGGTTGTTTGCCCTCTATCAATTATGCACTCTGCTTGGCAAGCCGATTTCTTTAAGTTTGCGGTCCATAGGACAGTTAATGTAGCATATGGTGCACGAGAAAAACGTAAAGATGTAATTAACTCTAACGCAGAGTTCATAATAATCAACTACGACGGTGTAGAGATTGTTGAAAAAGATATAAGCAAAGCAGGGTTTGACTTAATAATTATTGATGAAGCTAATGCTTACAAATCTGTATCTACTAAACGGTGGAAAGCCATGAAAAGATTGGCTACACCTAATGTTTGGCTATGGATGATGACGGGAACTCCTGCTGCACAATCTCCAGTAGATGCTTTTGGGCTTGGAAAAATGTGTGTGCCAGATAGATGCCCGCAGTTTTTTGGTAGGTTTAGAGATATGGTTATGTTAAATGTTGGAAGATTTAAATGGATTCCACGAACTACAGCCGAAGACACAGTTTTTAAACTTTTGCAGCCTGCTGTGCGATTTACAAAGAGCGAATGTTTAGATCTCCCACCAGTTACTCATGTAGATAGAGAAGCACCTTTAACTGCTCAACAAGATAAGTATTACAGACAACTAAAGAAAGACATGTTTATTACAGCCGCCGGGGAAGAAATAAGTTCTGTTAATGCTGCTGTAAATTTAAACAAACTACTTCAAATATCTGGAGGTGCCGTTTATACCGACACTAAGGAAGTAATAGAGTTTGATGTATCGAACAGGTTGAGGGTTGTTAAAGAAGTTATTGACGAAGCGAGCAACAAGGTAATAGTGTTTGTCCCATTTCGTCACACAATACAATTACTCCAAGAGTATTTAGAGAAAAATAAAATATCTAATGAGATTATAAATGGGTCTGTTTCTGTTGGTAAACGAACAGAGATATTTAAAAACTTTCAAGAGGCCACAGACCCACATGTCTTAATAGTTCAACCACAAGCAGCATCACATGGAGTTACATTAACTGCGGCTGACACTATAGTTTGGTATGCGCCTGTTACATCTTTGGAAACTTATTTACAAGCAAACGCAAGAATAGATAGACCGGGACAAACAAGTAATATGACTATCGTGAATGTTTTTGGAAGCCCTGTGGAAAAACGTTTATATAGTATGTTACAAAATAAACTTAAAACGCACACAAGGCTAGTAGATTTATATAAAAAGGAGGTAGAAAACGGTTGAAATAAAATTTTTAGGGTGGTAGTATAAAAATGTAGCAATTTGTTTAACGAACAATAACAATCTTGATTACAAAAGGAAACAAATGGAACCGATAAATGCCAACGACTTGGTATCTACGTATGTGAAAATTAGAACAATACGGGATCGAATAAAAAAAGAAGCTGACCAACGTATAGCAGATTTAAATGTAGATTTAGATGTAATATCTCAGCACCTTAATACTTTTCTACAAAACACTGGGGCTACTAGCGTTAAGACTCCACATGGAACTGCGTATACAACTTTAAAATCTAGGTTTTGGACTGACAACTGGGACTCTATGTATAATTTTATTCAAGAGCATGAGGCTTTTGATTTATTAGAGCGCAGACTTCATCAATCAAACATGAAATCTTTTTTAGAAGAGAACCCTGATCTATTGCCAGAAGGATTAAATGTTGATAGTAAACACTCGGTAATAGTGCGCCGAAAATGAAGCGGTTTACTACCAAAGATGTAGCTGCGGCTAAACGGTTTGTTGTTATAGCAGCAGCACCTAACATCCATCGACAATACTATGACACACCTTTTGAAGAAGGGGTAAGAAAAGCTCCTGTGTGTTTTTCTTCTGATTCAAGAAAACCAGATGTTAAAGCACCTCAGCCACAATCTAAATTCTGTGCGATGTGCCCAAACAATATACAAGGTAGTGGTAACGGTGAATCGAGAGCATGTAAGTTCCATCAAAAAACCGCTGTGCTTTTACATGATTCTCTATCTGGTCCAGTTTATCAAATGATTATATCTAGCACGTCGTTATTTAAAAAATCGAATATTTTTGAAGAGATGGGGTTTTTACAGTATACAAAAAGATTATTACAACAAGGGCAAAGTATAAACAGCCTAGTGACGGAAGTGAAAGTTGTTGAAGAAGGTCAGTACGAAAGGATTTCTTTTAAACCTGTGTTGCATTTAGATAGAGAACAACTCGATTATGTTAGACAAAGAAGTATGTCTGAAGAAGTTGATGAGTGTTTATCTTTTACGCAAACAACAGATTTATTAGACAAAAAACATTTTTTTGAGGTAATGGGAAAAATGGGTATGGAAGTAGAAGTTTAATTTTAATTTTACGGAGGATTTATTATGTCAGATTTGACACTTACTAACGGAGATTTTGGGGCTTTAGCTGAGGCTATGGGTATGTCTCAAGATATGGAATCAAAAGCAAAGGCTAGCACTTTAGCTAGACTAAAGATATTACACGAGGGCGTAAAAGGCACGACGGAAATAAAGGGCAAAAGCACCGAGTATATAGCTGTTGAAGCAGGTGTTTATGAACTTACTTTGCCAAACGGCGTTAAAATATATCAGAAGAACCCTAAAGTGCGTTTGTTTTTACAAAGGTTCATGTATCAACGTTATGTGGTTGACGACAATCGTTATATAAAAACCACATTGGCTACTAATTTAAAAAGCAATTTGCCTGATACTGATGGCGGGTTTAATTGTGGTAGACAAGCAGGTTATGTTGAGGATTATGCCTCTTTGCCACAAGAACAAAAAGATGTAGATAGAGTAAGAACTGTTCTTGGTGAGGTGTATTTTGATAAAGCTTTAGATGAATCTGGTGAAGCATTGGATTGTTCTAAATCCAAAGGGGTTCCGTTTGTTGCTGATTTTAAAAAAGAAGGGTTTAAATTATTTGAAGCTGTAATTAAAGAAATTGCAGCAAAGGATAAATTATTACCACAAATTACTATTCAGTTTGATACTGATAGTAGAGAGAATAAAAGCGGCAACATATACCACGTCCCTAAATTAGGCTTAGTGGACGGTGAAGTTAAGCTTACTGCTGAAGATCAGAAGACCTTTCAAGATTTTGTTAAATGGGTTGGCAGCTATAATGAAAGCGTTATGAATCAGCACGATAAAACTTCTGGTTCATCTACATCTAAACAAGCAGAAGCCCCTGCAGAAAATGTTATTGATGTCGAACCAAAAAAGAAAGAAACTAAAAAAGTTGAGTCAATCACTTCAAAAAAGCCTAAAGATTTAGAGTCTGTGATGAGTGCTTGGACTGATTCTGATGATGCCGCATGAATTTTTTAGAGCATGTTTTAGCTGATAAAGGTTGGATTTGGGTAGGTGGGTTTAAAGGCGAAAGGGATATACCTCAAAAGTGCGTTCAAACATTTGAAGAGGCATATAAATTAGCAGATAAATGGAAAGCTGAGAACCGAAATATTTATTTTGGGTGTAACCGATATAACACCGATAAAAGGTCTCAAGCAACCGCTGAATATTGTAAAACTTTTTATTTAGACATAGACTGTGGCCCTCTCAAAGAGTATAAAGATCAGGGAGAGGGGGCTGCAGCTCTACGTCAGTTTTGTGATGTTTTAAAACTTCCTAAACCAACCATAATTAATTCTGGTAACGGGATGCACGTTTATTGGGTTCTTGAGAATTACATAGACTCTAAAGAATGGAAAACTGTTGCTAAATCACTTAAGGCTTTATGTGTAAAACATAAGTTTTATGCCGACCCGGCTGTAACTGATGACGAGGGTAGGATATTACGTTTACCAAATACTTTTAATCATAAGTCCAACCCTCCGACAGAATGTAAAATAATCTGTTTTAGTAAACCAGTAAATTTCTTTGGTTTTAAAAATATTGTGGGGCACATTGAATTAGCCCCTGATAGAAAACAAATAGATGCTTTAACTTCTAGGGTGGTAAAAAATACACAAACTATATTTAAAAGCATAAAGGGGTGTAAACAGCTAGAACATATTAAAAATAACCAAGAAAGTATTGAGTACCCGTTGTGGAGGGCAGGACTTTCTATAGCAGCTAACTGCGCCGACAGTAAAGAGGCTATACATCTTATATCAAAAGGGTCATCTAAATATGACCATAGTGATACGGAAGATGCAGCAAGCAAAACGATAGACAAACCATATGCGTGTAAAACGTTTGAGGGATTAAATCCAGACGGATGTATAGATTGTTCGCACAAAGGGAAGATTACAAACCCTCTGGCTTTAGGTGATTTAGCGTTAGCACAAAACAGTATTGATAAAGAAAAGGAAAAAGAAGATGATGTAGTTGAAGAGGAAAGACCACCACTTCCTTATCCTTTTGAATTAGGTGCCACGGGTGGGGTGTATACCAGAATAGAGGACAGCCCACCAGAACTTATTTATGAGCACGATCTATATTTGATGAAACGAATGATAGATCCTATAGATGGAGAGGTAGCTGTTATAAAGCACATATTGCCTTTGGATGGCGAAAAAATGTTAGTTATTTCTGCTCAAGACATATTGTCGGTTGATGAAGCAAAAAAGAAGCTTGCACATAACGGGGTGGTAGGTGGTAAAAAACAAATGGCTGAGATAATTAATTACATAATTAGATCGTTTAAAAATTTACAAGTAATAAAAAAGGCAGAGATTATGAGATCACAATTTGGATGGGCAGATAACGACACAAAATTTATTTTAGGGGATAAGGAGATAAATGCAGAAACTGTTTTGTTTAGCCCCCCCTCTTCAAGAATAAAGAAATATGCAGATGTAACTAAACCTATAGGTAACTTGGATACTTGGAAAAGTATTGCTGCTGTTTATGGTAAACGTGATATGCACGTACAGGCCTTTGGTTTTTTTACTGGATTCGGCGCTCCTCTTTTAAAGTTCTTAAATTATAAAGGAGGCATAATTAATTTAGTTAATAACACGTCAGGAACAGGTAAAACGACAGCTCTTAAAATGGCTATGAGTGTGTGGGGCGACCCAAACGAACTCCTTTTAATTCCTAAAGATACTCTTGCCACTAAAATACATAGAATGGGGTTGTTTAATAACATAGCTGTAGCTATGGACGAAGTAACTAACATGCCGGGAGAACAGTTTTCTGAACTTGTGTTTTCTATTACGCAAGGTAGGGGCGCAGGAAGGATGAAAGCTGCAGTAAATGAAGAGCGTTTTAACATGACAAAATGGGCTACGATTGCAGTAACTACTTCTAACTCTTCTATGGTGGATAAATTACGTGCTGTTAAACAAACACCTGATGGAGAACTTATGCGGTTTTTGGAGTTTGACGTTCCAGCAGAGAGTAAAATGCCTAAAGAGTTTGCACAAGCTATGTTTGATGATGCACTGTCGGAAAACTATGGATTAGCCGGACCTATTTACGCACAATATTTAGTGAAAAACCAAGAGGCTGTGGTTAAAGAAATAAAAGATATTCAATTAATAATAGATAAACAAATAGGTTTTTCTTCTAGGGAGAGATTTTGGTCTGCCATAATCGCTTGCAATATTGGAGGTGCTCGTATAGCAAAAAGGCTAGGTCTTCTTCCACCTGAGATAGATGTAGGCAAGGTAAAAAACTGGATAGTTGAGAATATGGCAACAATACGTTCTGAGATAAAGGCACCATCTGCGGATCATGCAGCTACAGTGGGGGAGTTTATTAATGAAAACAGAAATAGTATTTTAGTTATTAATAACGATACGGATAGAAGAACGGCTGCTGAACATCTACCAATACTTACCCCAAGAAGTTCAAAGCTGTGTGTTCGTATAGAACCAGACACTCGTAAAATGTATATAGCAGCAAAGCATTTTAAAAAATATTGTGCGGAAAACCAAATAACTTTACGTGGCGTTCTTAGTTCTCTTAAAAATGACGGTGTTTATTTAACTTCCTTGAACAAAAGAATAGATAAAGGGTTAGAAACTGCAACCCCTGCTGTGGCGTGTTACGAACTTGATTGTTCAGTATCAGGATTTATTGATTTAGATGGATATATAGAAAAGTTGAAGAATGAAAATACAGGAAGTTGAGTATAAAATACACTGGGTTGATTTAAAGGTCGGATGGTCTTTTTTCTTACCCTGCACAAATATAAAAGAAGCCGAATTTAAAGTTAAAAAAGAGGCTAAAAAGAAAAAATACAAGGTGGTATGTAAGTCTGTTATTGAGAAAAAAATAAGAGGTTTGCGTTTTTGGAGATTAGAGTAGTATAATTACCTTGATGTTTCCTTTTTTTAAGTTACCCCGCCCCGTGCGGGGTTTTTTTATGGGGGTTGTTTAAAACACAAAAGGTCTAAAAACCAAATTGTCCAATTCCCACTTTTTGGACTTTTTGGACTTTTTTGTAGAGGCATGTATAACTAATTAGTTTACTGTATTGTTGATTGTAGTCGCTCTAACTCTAAATTCTCTAGCAATATTTCTATTAGCTCCCATTCTTCTTGTGTTAACCCCTCTAAATGTTTTGGGATTCTTTCTTTTAACTTAGAGCTTGCTATTAATAAAAACGCTTGGCTTATTTCTTTTGACGATAGGTTTAATAATTTGGTTTTTGTCATTGTACATCTTATTATTATGGTACAGGGTACTCTTCTATTAGTCTTGGGTATAAGGTTCTGTTTATTGATGTTCCACCCATAACTTCTCTTTCTACTACACCTTTAAATCTACGAAGTATTGAACTTTGTATTGTGTCTCCTGTTATGGCGTATTCAGGGTATTTTTTATTAAATACTTGAACAGCTTCCATAGCAGCATCAACAGTGTCTTGGTCATCAGAATATAAACCTAAAAATATACCCCCTAATATATTTTGTCTACGTCTTTGTATTTTAAGTTCAGCACTTTTTCTAGCTATCATAGCTTTTTGTTTTTGTAAAACGTTCTCTGGGGTAAAACCTATTGATTTTATAAAGATGTCTATATTATCTAAGTCTTCTTGAATTACCGTCCCTTTCGTAACAGAAGTAGCTTTGTAATCGGAATCAATATATCTTTTTGCAACTAATGCACTCCTAACTATTGTAGGAGATATAGCCTCCACTGCAGCTTGTGGGTTATAGTTATTATATAAATCTGCAGCTCTAGCCGCATTTGCAGCTAAAGAAATAGTAGGACCCGCAAGATTAAATAACCCCTCTTTAAACGCATCTTGGTATGTAGCTTGGTATCCTCCATCTCTCATCCACAGGCTAACTAAATCAAGACTTACCCTTTCAGACACACCTATATTAGATAATTGTCCCAACGGACCTCGCATTAATACAGTAGCGCCTTTGTTTCCAACCGTTTGACGTAGTATGTTGTTTATAAAAGATTCACCGTCTTCTATTTGATCTTCTTCATCCATAAATATAGCTGAAAGAGCTTCTATAGCAGTTGTAGTAAATGTATATATAGGCATAGCTGCTAAACCACCAAATAAACCTGTCATTGTTATCATACCTGCAAGACGTTTAGCTGCTTCTTTTTTATCTTTTTGAAGTTGAGGGTCATCTCCGGGAGCTTTTTTAAATGCTACAAAAGCATTTCTTATTAAGTTATATGTTTGTATTAAAGAATATTGTTTAAATTGGAATATTATTTTTGGAAGTGGGGCAGTCATAACGGGTGGTTTTCCAGCTCTTGTAAAATCTCCTATGGACATAGCAGTTAAGTCTTTAGATTCTTGAATTGCTGCTTCAAACGCTTGGTCAAGATTCATACCACCTCTTTGAGTTTTTTTATCGTATTTAGCTACATTAGCATCATATGCTAACTCAAAACCTGACATCAACATTATCTCTCTTTGAAATCTTTCCGAGTTATGGAATATAGCAGAAATTGCTTCTATAGTTTTATCTTTAGTACCTTTTATTAAAGTTTTAGGGTCGGCTGCACTAATAAAATCGTGAGTTAATGAAGCATTTACATCATTATCATGTAGAAATCTTTGGTAAGCTTTTCGCAAAACTTCTTGTTTTTTTGGATCACCGGATAACTCATTTATTTTTTTCTCTAATGTAGGAAATCTAGTGGTCTGTTCATTGTATACAGGGTCCCCAAACTCATCTACGACAGGATTACCTTGAGCATCTACTTTTTGTTTTCTTGTAACTTGAGGCGATGTAGAAACATACTTCGCAGAATATTTAGTCATCGCAGCAGCAGTTTTTGTAAAACCAAACCTAGATGCTATATACGGCATACCAATAGCGCCCATACCTAAAATATTTATGAGTGCAGAGGCAGGTGCTGTTAATAAATATAAAAAAGTAAACTGGACTATGTTATTAGAAAGCTTATCAAAAGAACCTGATGGAGTTGCGCCTAGTACGTGAGCAGACCTATTTTTTAATTCATTAATAAGATCATATTTTAAAGACTGTCTAGCTAAATTCCTGTCTGCTTTTGCTTCTATAGAAGCATTATTCATTAAGGTATAAAATTTATCTACATGTTTTAGTCTAGCTGTTTGATATGCAAAACTAATACTTTGAGAAGAAAAAGTTCTCGCTAGGTCTGTACTTGCTCCGGGAATACCCTTTCTTGTTATAAAAGCTTTTCTTATGTTTTCTTCAGGAAGAGATAAATATATTAACTGCGTTATATTATCTAAAATGTCATCTTTCATTTGGTCTAAAGTTTTGTTTGAAGACCTACCTAATTCGGCCATTTCTTCAACCATGTCTTTTATTCTTTCACCTAACTGAGAAGAAGCGTCAAACTCTTGCAAAGAATCAAATAATCTATCTCCGTAACCTCCTCCATCTACAGGTGGTATAAATAATTCTGAATCTCCCTGTTCATCTAGTTCCTTCTGCCTTTCCTTCATCCAGTAGTCTCTATCTACTGCCGACTCAAACATATAAAATTCTTCTGGCCCTTTTTTATCTCCTTTTCTAACCAAAAACCAGTATTGTCCGTAACGACGTAAAGGAAAATAAGGCTTTATACGCTTAGGCTTTTTACTCTTTAACTTCCTAACTTTTTTACCTAAATATTTTATTTTATCATCTACAGTTCCTTTGTAGGCTTCTGGGTCATCTCCAGCTAACGCTTTAAACCTATCTTCTGGTAAATTTCTAGTGTCTTCATATGATATTAATTCAGCTTCAAAGTTTTTTATGTACTCATCAACATAGTTTATATTTTTTTTAAGTAAATCGTCATAACGTACTTTATTTATTTGTTCCTGAGTGCCGAACTCAAACAATGTTTTAGCTATTTTCTCTATCCTATTTTGTTTTATTTGCTCTAGCTGGGGGTCTGTTTCAGAGGTAGTTATAAGTCTTTGATATTTTTCTATAAGAGATTCTACATACTCATCTGTTTGTTTTTGATAAAAATTTCTAATGTCTTTATATATACCTTTTGCTCTTAGTGGCATAGAATCCCACCCCGTTCTTAAGGGGTCATCTGCAGATAGTTTTTCATAATCAGCTTTTTCAGAAGGGTCTAATTTACGGATAGTAGCAGAGTTCATAAGACTAGCTAAGTCTGTCAATATGTAGTTATTATCTCTACCTTTTGTTTTACCTGTTCTAAAATTTTGGATTTTATTTGATATTAATTCAGCTTCTTTTATTACTTGGTTTCTATCTGCAACTAAATTGTCAACTACTTTTAAAGCCTCCCCAAACTGACCTGTTTTTCTTGCACCCATCATGTTGTTTGTATCATTTAACATTCTTAGAGTGTATATCTTAAATAAATTAATTCTTTGCTCTTTAGCCAAATTCATTAAGTTTTTAAAAGAAAAATTTCTTTTTAGTTTTTCCCAAGCTTGTCTATCATTTACATAGTCAGAACCAAAATTATTAGTTGTAGTTCTATCTCGTCCGTTTATGTTGTATCCTTTTTCCTGTGAAGAGTCACTAAAGTTTTCACCCACTACAGGAAGTAAAGGGTCTTCTTGGTTAAGCTTTATAGATACTTCTTTTGCTTTTTGTTCTGTTTTTTCATCAAATTTAAATTCAGTAGTAGGCGGAGCAGTATCTACCCCAACACCCTTTGAGTCTTTTGTAGCATCATCTGTTTTAGCCCCTGTTTTAGCCCCTGTTTTAGCCCCTGTTTTAGCCCCTGTTTTA